GTTAGAAACGGATATGTAAACGACGCAGACATGAGAGTGATTTTTGAAATAATCAATTTCAGATACCTAAAAAACGCTCCAATTATTGTTTCGTCTGAATACACAGCAAGAGAATTATTAGAATTCGACGAAGCGATTGGGAGCAGAATTATTCAAATGTGCAAAGGAAGAATAGTTGAACTTAGAGGTCAAGAACTTAATCATAGATTATTCGGATAGGTGGGACGACATGAGCAGAATAGAACTAATACGAGAGATTGAAACAGACTATAAGTTATACAAAGAAAATGGAGGAGAATTAGGAATAATAGCCTTGACGACTGAGTGGTTAAAACACCATGAGAAAGCAATAAAGGAGGGAATTAAAAAAAATGATTAATATAGCAGAACTTAAAGAAGAACTACAACAAGCAGAACAAAATTTTAATTATGCAGACCCACGATATGTAGACGCAGCTATATACAGATTAAAAGCAGCAGAAGAAAAAATTAACGCAGCTTTAAAAGAGTTAAAGGGGACAAAAAATGATTAGATTTATTACTAAGACAAAACAAGATTTATTAAAAGAATTATTGAGGTAGGTGATTATATGAATTTAGTTGTACTTATTGGAAGGTTGATAGCGAGAACTGGAACAATATAGCGGACGAAGAAACGAACGTTGCAATATTAGAAGCTATTGAAGAAGTATATTAAAATTATAATAAGGAGGCTATAAGTATGAATATTACAATGCGTTACGATGAGTACAACAAAATGCAAGAATTTGCAAAGCAATTTGCCGCCAGAGCAGGAGGAATAAGACCAATACTAGAATATATCAAATTAACAATTACAGGGAACACGGCGAAAGCCGAAGCGCTAGACGGTTTTAAAGCGGGCTATATAATGTTAAATTTAACCGATAGCGAGGGAGACGGAACGATGTTATTACCCGTAACAAAAAAATTAAAAAAGTCCGATTTTTTCGCCATTATTACCGAAATGGAAAAAGAGATAGAAATAAGAACGGCAACAGGAGCTAGTATATACAGAAAACCCGAAGGAGAATTTTTTGACACGTCCAAAGTCTACCCAGAAGATGACCCCGTTGAAGTTTTTGGATTCGATCCTGTCTTGCTATCGGACGCGCTAAAAGCGTTCAAAGGAGAAAACAAGGTTAAGATTGAGTATAGAGGAGCAACAAGACCGCTCGTAATTAAAAGCGACACGGCGCAAGCTCTAGTAATGCCCGTAAAATTATCAGATTAAATATTCGGGAGGTTGAGATTATGGAAAAATTATTACAAAAAGCACAAGTAAAAATTCAAGAAGAAATGAAACTAAAAGTAAAAGATGGTAAAGTTCAATTTATTATGGCAACAGGTGATGACTTTGTCCGTAACGAGATGGGTATGAATGCCGCTAATGAAATCATTGAAAAAGGCACCGTGACAGAAAGCACTAAATTCGAGGGTTATCCGATTTGTGTGGATGAGAAATTTTACTTCGCTGCAACTGTTACTAAAAGAAAATCAAAACGAATGAAATCCTCGGAGGTTGAGACTAAGGAGGAGGAATATGGCGAATGGGTATGATGATAGCTTAACAATCGACCGCATTGACAATAATGGGAATTACGAACCCTCAAATTGTCGATGGATTCCTTTATCCGAGCAATCCGCAAACAGGAGATATTGCCATGAATAAATACGACAATTTTCCGTCTGAATTGAGAGAACACCCCTCTTGGGTGAACGTATGGAATAATTCAAAAATACCGATGCAAACATCTCAAAAAAAAGCAGCATCTTCTACCGACCCTCTCACTTGGGGTCGGTATGAGGAAGCCGTTCAAAATGTATTGAATGGTGTTTACGATGGGATAGGATATGTCTTTCATAATATGAATGTTGTTGGTATCGACATTGATTGTGGTTTCGATGATGATGGCTTTCTATCCGAGGTTAGTATTGATATCATGCGAGCCTGTCGTTCTTATACAGAACGCTCTCGGAGTGGCAGAGGTGTGCATATCCTACTCAAAGGAGATATACCGTTTAAGGGTAAAAATAACGGCAACGGAGTGGAGATTTACAAGAGTGGTCGGTACTTCATCGTTACGGGCGAAAAGCTCATATACGAAAATATGATATACAATCAAGAAGCTATTGATTATGTTTTGGAAAAATACTTCCCCGAGACTGTGAAAGAGTCCGAGAAGTCCGGCTACTCTCAGCGTATCTACTCCCCCATTTATGTAAAACCGGAAAACGGTAAAATTATTATACGACCAAAATATCCTCCAATCCCAGAAGGTATGAGGAATTTAAGTCTTACTTCTCTCGCCGGGCAAATGCACAGTCAAGGCTACTCGAAAAAAGAAATATATCGAGAGTTATTGTACGTTAACAAAGTTGCTTGCTCCCCTCCCTTGCCGGAGTATGAGATTCAAACCATTACTAATAGTGTAACACGATATAGGAGGTGATTTAGAACGGCTAAGAATTGTGAGACGTGTCAAAGATTTAATAAAAGAATTAAACAGTGCCACGTCATGAAAGAATTGATAAAGGATTGCTGGGCATGGACAGATGATAAGGATTGGTTTAAGAAAGTTAAACAGGCTGTATACGAATACAAAGAGACGAATGGAGGTACAAAATGACTAATTATATTAAAAATTTAGGAATCAATGTGGTTATAACCTCCCCTCCCTCCGATGCCGAAATCATTGAATCATATATGCCCGAAATGTGGTATGAGGATGATAAAGGTAAAAAACGCTTGAATGAAAATGCCTTTGCGGAAGCTTTTAGAGATGTTAACCACCTACAATATAACAACGGACTATTTTATAGCCGTAACGGTAAAGTTACCGAGGAATCGCTTTTGAGAGATGTGTGGGAATCAATACGAGATATAGGAATTAAACAAGATGTAGAGCGAATTACAAAAAAACTAATGGGAGCAATTAAACTCGCAAGTACAGTAGATAATCTTCATGTCGATGAAAACCTTATCCCTTTTGCCAACGGTGACTTTATTGTTGATAAATGGGAGTTCAGAGGGGACGAAACTTCTCCGACTCCTTATAGATTACCTATTCCCTTGAAGCTGACTTATGAAAGAACTCCTAATTTTAATAAGTGGTTGAATGATTTATTTTACGAGGATGATATCAAAGTGCTTCAAGAATATTTAGGGTATTGTCTCGTACCTACTACAAAAGCACAAAAAGCATTATTTCTTGTTGGGGAAGGAGGTGCAGGGAAATCAGTTATAGGTGTAATTCTCGAAGAACTTCTTGGTGATGCGTTAATTAGCACACAAAGTACACAGGAGTTTTTACAAGACAAATTTAAGCTACCAGAGCTTGAACATAAGCTCGTATTATACGATGATGACCTCGATTCTTCTGCCTTGTCTGAAACAGGGTTGTATAAAAAGCTAATAACAAATAATATTTCCATAACCGCAGACCGTAAATACGGACAACCGTTTAAATTTACTCCCCGTGTTAAACTCGTTTCTTGTTGCAATAAAATGCTTACCTCTATTTACGACAACACAGACGGCTTTTATCGTAGGTTATTACCCATATTGATAAAGCCTATTAGAGATGATTTTAAACCAGACTTGCATTTTTATGATAAGATACGAGCAGAAAGCAAAGGTATATTACAATGGGCATTAGTTGGTTTAAAAAGGTTAATTGATAATAATTGGGTATTGTCAGAAAGCGACCGTACCAAAAATTATTTGAACCAACATAAGAGTCTTGGTAATCATTTTCCGGAGTTTATGGAATCTGTTTTCACATTTGATACCGAAGAAAAAATCAGCATGACAGAAATCATGTCGGTGTATCAAGTATGGTGTAGGCAAAATGCTTGCGATGCTCACCGACCAAGAGTGCTACAAGTTTGGTTATCTGATAATGCAGAAAAGTATAACATAAGTAAAACTAACACTGTACCGAGAAACGGTAAATATGTTAGAGGATATAAAGGGATGGTGATAAAGCCAAATTGGAAAAATCTAGGTAAAATTTCATTGACGTAATATCGACAGATTGAATTTTAAGTGTCGAGAAAATAACACGAAAGCATAATATAACATGAAAATACAATAACGTGATAAACACGAAAATACAATAACGTGATAAACATAATAACGTGTTCACTTCTACATTTATCTGTCGAAAAAAAAATTAAGTGTCGATGCTCGAAAGCATTGTTAATAGTGATTTTATAATAGCCTCTCGACAGATAGACAGATAATTCTCTTACCCTTTATATAGAGAAAAGGAAAAAAATAGATAAATATATATATATATATATATAAAGAGAAATAGGGAAGTGTATGTGTAAAGTGTCGAAACAATTAAAAGGAGGTTTTAAAATGAGTGATAATAAAAATAAACCTGTTAAGAAAAGAACAAGAAAAGACCTTGCTTGGGACGGAAACGAAAAACTTTTACCGGGGGATAGGGGTCGATATTTGAGAGCAGCTCTTGGTAGTTGGAATTTGCCTGTGATTGATATATCAGATGAGAAACAGGTAGAAGAAAGGATATTGTGGTACTTCAATCATTGCATGGAGAATGACTTAAAGCCTACAGTGATGGGTTTATGTAATGCACTTGGAATTAGTCGTGATACTTTTTATAATTGGGGAGTAGGCAATTACCGGAAGTCAACGCACTCGGACCTAGTTAAAAAAGCGAGAAATTTGCTCGAAGAATTGTGGGAAACTTACATGGTCGAAGGTAAAATTAACCCTGTCGTTGGTATCTTTCTCGGTAAAAATCACTTTGGCTATGCTGATAAAAAAGAAGTCGTTCTCGAACCTCGTCAAACAGTCGTTGAGCCTACTCAGATGGACGATGTATTAAAACTCTATGGTGGCGAGGAAGATTCTGAGGAATAACAACCGAAAAATCGTAGAAAGTCGCAGAAAGCAGAAAGAACTTTTTATTTCGGAAAAGCCGCAGAAAGGCGTAAAAAGCAAAAAAAAATCAAAAAGAGACTCTTTCGGATATTTTTATCCCGTTTGGGTCTCTTTTTTATTCTCATTATGCTATTATTTTTATATACCCTAAAAATCGCCTTATTTTGCTCTATAATGGCTTTTAAATCCGTTGGTATA